TAGAGGAAATGAGATATGATAAAATTACAAAGAGAATACAATATTTTTGTGATGATTTAGATAAAGAATATATTGATCCAACATTAATTACTTTAAAAGTAACACAAGGGATATATGATGGTATTACTACAAATGAATTAGATACGTTAGCAGCAGAAACTGCCGCTTCACTTGTGACAACACATCCTGATTACGCAAAATTAGCGGGAAGGTTAGCAGTGTCTAATTTACATAAAACAACACCAAAAAAATTCTCACAATCTATTAAAGAATTATATTCGTTTGTTGAATCAAAAACAGGTAAAGAAACGTCATTAATTGCAAATGATGTTTATCAATTTGTTATTCAAAATAAAGAAATATTAGATAATACAATTAAACAAGATAGAGATTTTGATTTTGATTATTTTGGTATTAAAACACTTGAACGTTCATATCTTTTAAAAAACGGTTCAAAAATAGTTGAAAGACCACAATATATGTATATGAGAGTTGCCGTAGGGATATGTAATGGAGATATAGAAATGGCACTTAAAATATATGATGACCTTTCATTACAATACTATACTCACGCAACACCGACATTATTTAACGCAGGAACAGTAAGACCTCAGATGTCTTCTTGTTTTTTAGTTGCAAATAAAGGTGATGATATCGATAATTTATTTGACACTATAAAAGATGTTGCAAAAATATCAAAATGGGCTGGTGGTATTGGATTACATGTTCATGATGTTAGAGGTAAAGGTTCTTACATAAAAGGGACTGGTGGTGAATCTGACGGACTTATTCCAATGATGAAGACATATAATGAAGTTGCTCGTTGGATCAACCAGTGTTTTTCTCCTGAAACATTATTATACACCAGTGAAGGTATAAAAAGAATAGATGAAATTAAAAGTGGTGATTTAGTTTTAACTAAAGAAAGAAAATATTCTGAAGTTGGAGAAGTTTTTTGTTATCAACAAAATGGTGGCATGATTGAAATTGAAACAAAATCATCATTAAAACCATTAATCTTAACAGATGGACATCCACTATTTGGTTTTAAAAATACCTATAATAGGATTTCTAGAGAAAATAGTGATTACCTTAATCAATTAGAAAAGGGAATAGTTTCACCTGATTGGATAGATAGTGGAGAATATAAAGTTGGTGATTTTATTGGTAAACCAATACCAAAAGAAATTATTGATGTTGATGATTTTACAGAAGATGACGCATTTATTTATGGATTATTATTAGGTGATGGACATATTTCTAAAAATGAAGTGGGGATATCATTCAATAAATTAACAAATGATAAAGAAGTTGATTTTGTTAAAAAATATCTATCTAAAAAAGATATAAATTTTTGGGAATACACTATAAGTGATAAACCATATCTTTCTATTAGATTCTCTTTATCTAAATTATCTTGGTTATCATATGAACAACTTTATGATGATAAGAAGAAAAAAAGAATACATAAAAAATATTCACATTTACCATTAAAAAAATCAATAAAAATAATTTTAGGTTTAATTAAATCGGACGGTGGTGTTTATAGAAAAAATGAAATTCATTTCTATAATACTAGTGAATCTTTAATTGAAGATATATCCTATCAAATACTTAGATTTGGTGTACCAACATATGGTAAATGGAGTAATAGAGAAAATAGTAGTGTTTATTTAAAAGAAAATGGTTGTACACAAGAATTTACACTGTCTTGTGATTTAAGAATACCTTCATTTAATGAACTTGCAACTTTATTAAATGTTGAAGAAATAACCAAAAAAAATTGGATAATATGGGATAATATTCTTTACACTAGAATTACAAGTGTAAAAATGTTAGACAATTACGATGGTAAAGTTTACGATTTAAAAATAAAAGAAAATGACGAAGATCCTTCATATACTTTAACGTCTTGTTTAGTTCATAATGGAGGGAAGAGAAAAGGTTCTTTTGCTGTTTATCTTGAACCATGGCATTCAGATATTTTTGAATTCATTGATTTAAGGAAAAATCATGGGAAAGAAGAATTAAGAGCAAGAGATTTATTTTTAGCAATGTGGACTCCTAATTTGTTTATGAAACGTGTAGAAGAAGATGGAGATTGGTCATTATTTTCACCTGACGAAGCACCAGGATTATCTGATGTTTATGATGACCCATATAAGTTTACACAAGAATTTACAGAATTGTATGAGAAGTATGAAAAAGAAGGAAGAGCAAGAAAAGTGGTTAAGGCTAGAAAATTAATGGACGCAATTTTAACTGCACAAATAGAAACTGGTACACCATATATGTTATATAAGGACGCGGCAAATTATAAATCAAATCAAAAAAATCTTGGCACGATTAAATCTTCAAATCTTTGTATAACTGGTGACCAAAGAGTAGTAACAACAAAAGGATATTTAACAGCGAAAGAACTTCATGAAATGGATGAAGAATTGGAACTTTTTAATGATTCTGAAATCGTTAAATCATCTAAAATGATTAAACGTGGGGAAAATGAAGATGTGTATAAAATAACATTAGAAAATGGTATGGAACATAAAGTAACACCATATCACGGTATACCTATTATTGACTTAAGAAATAATATAACACGTGTAGAATGTAAAGATTTAAAAATAGGTGATAAGATACCAATTCAAACAAAAAAAGGATTATTTGGTAATGTTGAAATGGTTGAAGAAGCTTTTTTACTTGGTTTATATCAATCAGATGGGACACAATCACTTAACACTCTTTATTTTGATATATGGGAAAATGATTTTGATTTAATAGATGAAATAGAAAAATCAGTTTCAAATCTTTATAAAAAATATGATTATACTCCGAGATATTCAAATAAAGGTGGTGAATTTATTAATTGCGAAGTTAAGTTCTCAACAGTTAAAAAGAAAAGATTAACATCACAGTTTTTTAAAAAAGATTTAAAATTTGAAAAAGGATACATTCCAAATTGGATTTGGTCATCAAATGAAAAAACACAATGGAGTTATTTAAGGGGATTATTATATACTGATGGTACAGTACATGTTAGTAACAGTGAAGGAAATCCTATACAAATATCATATGCTGATATTAATATTGATTTTTTAAAGGAATTACAGATTTTATTTAATAATTTAGGTTTACAAACATCGATTAGGTTATTGAGAAAAGAATCGTACAATTTATTACCAAATGGAAAAGGTGGGAAAAAATACTTTAAATGTAAAGATTGTTTTAGATTGATTATTGGTAATAAAAACGATGCTCTTGTTTTAAATGAAAACACGGGTTTTTTAGACAGAAAAGGTATTAAACTAGAAAATAAAACGTACAGAAACAATACAAAAAAAGGTTATAAAGTTATATCAATTGATTATGTAGGAAAAGAAGATGTTTATTGCCCAACAATTTATAATAACGAACATATTTTTATTTCACAAGGATTAAAAACATTTAATTGTAGTGAAATAATAGAATTTAGTTCACCAGAAGAACAGGCCGTTTGTAATTTAGCATCCATCGCTTTACCGAAGTATATTACTGATAATGTTTTTAATCATGAATTATTATATGAATACACATATCAAGTAGTTAAAAATTTAAATAATGTTATTGATTTAAATTTTTACCCCACTGAAGAAACAAAAAGGTCTAATATGAGACATAGACCTATTGGTATTGGTGTACAAGGTTTAGCTGATGTTTTTTGTTTATTATCATTACCATTTGAAAGTAATGAAGCGGATAAACTACAAATAGAGATTTTTGAAACAATTTATTTTGCCGCATTAACATCTTCAAAAGATTTGGCACAAAAAAATGGTTCATATGAAACATTTAATGGGTCTCCACTATCTGAAGGAATTTTTCAATACCAATTATGGAATAAAAAAGACGAAGATAATAGTGGTAGATGGGATTGGAAATCATTAAGGGAAGAAATTTTAAAACATGGTGTTAGAAATTCACTTTTAGTTGCACCGATGCCGACAGCGAGCACTGCACAAATATTAGGAAACAATGAGGCTTTTGAACCATTCACTACAAATTTATATACGAGGAGAACATTAAGTGGTGAATTTGTAATGATAAATAAACATTTGATAAAGATGTTATTAGAAAAGGATTTATGGTCAGAAGATATAAAAAAGAAATTAATTATTGAAAATGGTTCAGTACAAAATATACCTGAAATTCCAACAGACATAAAAGAAATATTTAAAACTGTTTGGGAAATGTCACAGAAACGAATTCTTATGATGGCATCAAATCGTTCAGTATATATTGACCAATCACAATCGTTAAATTTATTTATTGATAATGTAACAAAACAAAAATTATTAGCAGCACATATCTATGGGTGGAAACTTGGATTAAAAACGGGTATGTATTATTTAAGAACAAGGTCAGCGGTTGACCCATTAAAAGGTTTAGGTATTGACACTTCCAGTGTTAATACATTTGTAATAAAAAATGATACTAATATAATAGAACCCATTAAACCAACTGATTCATTATTTGATTGTGAAGGTTGTAGTTCGTAAATATATGGGAGGCTCCCTCAAAGTACTATACTGTCGTTAAGGCGTACCTTAAGCTTCTATGTTTTGAAAATACAGGGGGCGAATATCAAAACACGAATTATTTTAAAACCCAACTTAAAGTTGGGTTTTTTATTTTATAATATTTATAAACAAATAATATAATATTTTATATGGCAAAAACGTATGGTATAGATTTTCCTTTTAATGAAAGTAGAAGAGGTACATTTTTTAATATGACTGAAACGCCTGACAGAGAAATAAGAGCGAATTTGTTACATTTAATATTAACTAGAAGAGGGACAAGGTATTATTTACCTGATTTTGGTACAAGACTCTATGAATATATTTTTGAACCAAACGATTCTGTTACATTTCAAATGATTGAGGATGAAATTAGAACAACAGTTAAAAAATTTATTCCAAATTTAGATATAACAGAAATAAGAATAGTACAAGCTGATCAAGATACTGAGGAACTTTCAAGCGTTAGCGAAGAAAGTGATAGTAGATTATTCAGAGTATCAAGTAATTCTACAAAACCTTACACTGCTAAGGTTAGAATTGATTATGACATTAATAACGAACCATTTAGTTCATCAGATTTTATAATTATCAATATATAATATGGGAAAGAAAATTTCATATGCGACTAGAGATTTCGCTGGGTTAAGACAAGAATTAGTTAATTTAACCAAACAATATTATCCAGATTTAGTTAAAAATACTAATGATGCGTCTATTTATTCTGTTTTATTAGATTTAAATGCTGCGGTTGCGGATAATTTACATTTTCATATTGATAGAGTTTGGCAAGAAACTATATTGGATTTTGCTCAACAAAGACAATCATTGTTCCATATTGCAAAAACATATGGATTAAAAATCCCTGGAAATAGACCATCGGTAGCGTTATGTGATTTTTCAATAAATGTACCTGTCAAAGGTGATAAAGAGAATGAAAGTTATTTGGGAGTAATAAAGTCAGGTGCACAAGTTTCAGGTGGTGGGCAATCTTTTGAAACATTAGAAGACATAGACTTTTCAAATCCATTCAATAGTAAAGGAGAACCCAATAGATTAAAGATACCAAATTTTGATGGTAATAATACACTAATATCTTATACTATAATAAAAAGAGAACCAGTTATAAATGGAGTGACAAGAATTTTCAGAAAAGTAATTACTGAAGTTGACCAAAAACCATTTTTAAAAATTTATTTACCCGAACAAAATATTTTAGGTGTTACATCGGTAATTCATAAAGATGGAACATCTTTTGGGGGTAATCCAACAAATTCAGAATTTTTAGATGTTACAAATAAATGGTATGAAGTAAAATCTTTAGTACAAGATAAAGTATTCATAACTGACCCAACTAGTGTTTCAGATAGAGATAATTTTAGGGCAGGTAAATACATTAGTGTAACAAATAAATTTATCACAGAATACACACCAGAAAATTATTTTTATTTAACTTTTGGTAGTGGTAATGTTGACCCAGTAAGTAACTTAGACGATTATATGACAGGTTCGATGAAAGTTAATCTAAGTACCTATTTAAATAATATGTCATTAGGTATGATACCTAAAGTCGGAACAACTTTATTTATAAAATATAGAATTGGTGGAGGTAAAGACACTAATCTTGGTGTTAATGTTATTACAAGTATAGATAATGTTGATTTTGTAATTAATGGTCCTAATATATCTACTAATACCCAAGTTTCACAATCATTAATTGTTACAAATATTACACCCGCAGTTGGTGGGGCTGATATCCCTGCAATAGAAGAGATTAGAAATATGATTGGTTTCAATTTTTCAGCACAAAATAGAGCGGTAACATTAAACGATTATAAGTCATTAATAGAAACTATGCCCTCAACTTATGGAGCACCGGCAAAAGTTAATGTAATGGAAGAAGATAATAAAATAAAAATTAAATTATTATCATATGATGAAAATGGTAATTTATCCGATGTTGTTTCTAATACATTAAAAGATAACATATTAAATTATTTATCTGAATATCGAATGATAAATGATTTTATTGATATTGAAAGTGGACAAGTTATTGATTTTAAAATTGAAGTTGACTTGGCAATAGATAAAAATAATAGTGCAACAGAAATAATCACAGACACAATACAAGAAATAATTGATTATTTTAGTATAGAAAAACGTAAAATGGGTGATCCATTATTTATTGGTGATTTAAATAGAACGATAGGACAAATTAACGGTGTAATTAATGTTGTTAATACAAGAGTATATAATTTAATTGGTGGTGAATATTCAAGTGCTGAAGTTTCACAATCTTATATTGATAATTCAACAAAAGAAATTAGACAATCTGATATGACAATTTTCATGAAATCCAATCAAATTTATCAGATTAGATTTCCAAATCAAAATATAAGAATTAGAACAAAGGTATTGGGATCAACAACATTTTAATTAAATATATTTAATAATATAAAAATTATAGATATATTTTATAAAAATAAATATAAATGCAGAAACACAGAATTTCAACAAGGATCGGATTTGACCAAAAAATTATTGTTGAACTTAAAAACGATTTTGATTTGTTGGAAATTCTATCACTTAAATTTACGCAATCAGATATATATACATCTATGTGCTCCGACTATGGAGTTGTTGTAGGTAGAATTTCAGTTAACAATGGTTTAGGTGTACCTAACGCTAGAGTTTCTATTTTTATACCCATTACAGAGGAAGATAAAGAAGACCCCGTTATATCTCAATTATATCCATATACAGACATTTCAGATAAAAACGAAAATGGATATAGGTACAATTTACTACCATCAAGAAAACAACATGGTGGACATTCACCAACTGGAACTTTTCCTGATCAAAAAGATGTTTTAAATAGAGAAGAAATATTAGAAGTTTATGAAAAGTATTATAAATATACAGTAAAAACTAATAACTCTGGTGATTTTATGATTTGGGGGGTTCCTATTGGGACACAAACAATTCATGTTGATACTGACCTTTCTGATGTTGGTTGTTTTTCTTTAAGACCTGATGATTTTATTCGTCAAGGTATTGGTGTTGATTCTTTTAAAAATGAATATACGTTTAAAACATCTGAAGATATTGACTCACTACCACAAATTGTTACATTCGACCAAACAATAGATGTATATCCATTTTGGGGTAATGAAGAATTATGTGAAATTGGTATAACAAGAACTGATTTTGATTTATCAAATAAGGGAATAAGAATTGAACCAAAAGCATATCTTATTGGTGGTACATTTACAGATATAGGAAAAAATTCAGTTAATAAAAATTGTTCTCCAAGAGGGAAGATGGGAACTAAATGTGATTTAACAACAAAAACAGGTATAGTTGAATCTATTAGATTTACAAACAGGAAAGATAATGGGTATAGACCTATACTTGAAAATTTCGATTTAAACGGGGAAATTGATGAAGATGGTTCATTTATTTTTTCAGTTCCGATGAACATGGATTATCTTTATACTAATGAATTTGGTGAACAAGAATATACAAATGATTCAAACAAAGGTATTGCAACATCTGCTTGTTATAGATTTAGATTTAGTTTATCGAATGAAGGACTTGAAAGAGTTAGAGGTAATGCTAGTTATTTAGTACCAAACATTAGAGAATATGATACATTTAAAGATAAATCATATTCATTTTCAACTAATTACGATGATTATCCACAACACGCAGTTGAAAACTATATTTTAAATAATGATGGTGGTTTTTATTACCCACAGGATTATTTTTTTAGATTAAACTATAATAAAGTTTATACTGTTTCTTCATTTCAAGGTTCATATTTTAAATCATCATCATTTAAAAATAAATTTATTGGTTTAAAAGATTTAGTTCCAACAGAAGAAAATGATTGTTCTAGTAACACATTAACACCACCAGTAAATTTTGGATTTAAAAATTATTCTTTTCAGTTACTAATTTCTGATGTTTTATTATTATTTGAACATTTGATAAATTTACTTACATTTTCTTTAACTAATACAGTATCATATATTTTACATGGATTATCAGACGCTGTTGATTTTTTTCCAATAAAATCATTATCAAAAGTTATAAGAAAATTCGCATACCGTTTTCAAAATAGTACACAAAGAAAATTATATTTAATAAACTATCCTGAATGTGAAGAATGTAATGGTGAAAATGAATATGGTACTAGAGAAATAGATGATGATATTAAATATTGTAAAGTTGGAACAATAACAATTAGTGGAACAAGTAATGAAACTGGTAGGGTTTTAAATGTAAATAATGACCAATATGATGAAACAATTCAGTATGCTTCACCAATATGTAGTGGTACAACATTAATTACAGGTACTTCTCAGTGTAATAAAGCTCAAAATTTTGTTAATAATCAAAATAACTATGTGTTAACGTACACTATGGGTTCTACAATAATAAATGTTGGATTATCTACAGTAAATTCATCTAGTGATACTGGATTTCAAATAACAAAATATTTAGATATTTCAAATATTTGTACTGGATATACTTTAACATTTAATGACCCACAAGGTATATTTAATAATACCACAACATATAATTGTGATATTAGAGATAAAAATAAATTTGAAAGTGAACAAGACACTACAATACAAATAGAAGAAGGTTGTTCATTATATGATGTGCCATATAATGAAAGTATTGTTGAAACGTATTATGTTGGTGAAGGAAGAACACCATATACTGAAGGAACATTACCATTAGGTGCTAACATTGTTGCAACAAGATTGTCAAACAACGATGATTACGGATTACCAACATCATATGATGGTGAAACATATTCACCAAACACACCCGCAGATACTGATGGTAAAGCGTATACGGAATTTAGTAATGGTGTTTTCAATTTTATACCTGGAACACAAAATTCAATAAGGATTTTCGAAATATTAAAAGAATATAGAAGAAGGAAAAGAGTTGGTCTTTTGTTTTGTGGTGGAATAGTTAATTATGGTTTTATTGACAATTGGTTAAGTGGTTCTTTATATTTTTTCCAATTCAAATCAAAAGTTAGATGGAAAAACGAATCATTATTAGAATTAAATGTTAACAGAACAAATTATTGTAAAGATTTACTATACTATAAAGTAAGTGAGACAACAACGGGTGAATCTGTTAAAAGATTTTATTATCGTTCAACTATAGCTAATTCATCAGGTACTTTAGTTGGTAATACTACATTTTCTAATATAAAAAGATTAGGTAACCCAACTACAATGGTTGATTTAGGACCAAGAGATGAGTTTATTAAAGAAGTTTGTACCGATGAAACGTTAGATCCTAGTTGCTCTGTTGTTAGATCAATTGGACCAACATCGTTTCAAGATTTTGGTGAACTTCTTGGATTAGCTATTAATTATAGAATGGATGTTGAAATTAAAGATGGTTTTAGTATAAATGATTTATTTGATAACACTGGTTTTTTATTTTATGGTTTTACTAATCAAGTATTAGATGGGGATATTCTTCAACTCATATCAATAAATAATGAAGTTGGTATTGAACAATTTAACTTACAAAATCAAAAATACTTAGGGTATTCTTATCAAAATTTAGACCCTGAAACATATTCAAATGTATTTACTGGGGGTACAAATATTTGGGGTCCATTACCAATTACCATGCAATTTGATGATGATGGAACTAAAGTAAGATATTGTTTAAATGATGTGGGTAGATTAACAGAATCTTCACAACAAATACCTTTTTATTTATGGGATAAAAAGGGGACAGGGTTTGGTCCATATAATGATGGTACAAAAGATAATCAATCATGGGATTATAGTAGTATACAAGTCCAACCATTACAAGGAATGACATATGGTTATAATTTAACTGGAGTTACGGATAACCCATCAGATAAATATTTATTACCACCTATCACATATACATTTAGTGGTTTAACAATAACAGGATCAACAATACCTGCTGATGAAATAGAAAATTTTTTAGAATTTGATGTTATTGAAGATACTTTTACGGATAATCATACATCATATAACACACAATATCCTGGATTTACCTATTTATGGGTAACAGGTGGTACAGAATCTAATCCAACATCAGGTATATTATATACAAGATATGGTAGTGCGGGAACATGGGAAACAACAAATTGGAATAACAGTATTTATTTTTTAATAAAAAAGACTGAAAATTATTATAATGGAAATAAACAAATTTTATCAACACCTTTTTTATTTTATTTTGGTTTAAGACCAGGAAATACAGGTGTTGATAAATTTATAAAAAGATTTGGACCTTTAGGTGCATTCCCATCAACTGAATAATGGAAAAGAAACAAATAATATTACCATCTAAAAAATTCTTTGGGTCAACAGATGAAGATTTAAATTTAAAAATAAGTTTAGATGAAACTAAAAATTTACTTAGAGAAGGTGAAAGAACTACAATTTTAGATACGTCAGTTCTTTTTACTAAAGAACGAAATGAAAGTACATATTATAAGGTTCACGGAAAATTAAAAATGGTTTTCCGTAATTTATATAGTGGGTCTACGGGATATCAACCATTGAAAAAAAATCTTTATTTAATAAATGACGATGCAATTAATTTTGACGGTTATATACCATATAATGAATTTGCATTCTTAAGAAATGATGTAAAAAGAGAAATTAACAGTCCTGTAACAACTTCTGTTCTTTCAGCTTTTACTCAAAATATAATAGTATATGGAGGAAATGAACATGTTGAAATAACACAATCAACTGCACCATATCATAATTGGAATATTTGTTTATCATATGTTTACTATGGTGATACAACATATCCTATGAAATACACTTTAACGGGTAATACTGTTTATAGTTTTACGGCACAAGACGGGATACCATTTAGAGTAACTGAAACAAAGAAAACATATATTTTTACAAGTCCTGTTTATCATGGAATTAATGAAGGTGAATACATTGTGATATCGGGAGGTACTTTAAATAATTCGGTACCGTTATCAGGTAGAACCTTTTCGGTTATTTCGGTTGGTGACGGTTTATTTAATTCTGAAAATTATACTTTAGAAATTAATAAATCTGAAATACCTACTGGTCAAACATTATCTACAGTTATTTTAGGTAAACGATGTGTTAATAAAAATAAATTAAATGAAACTATATCAGAATATTATGTACACAAACATAAAGTGTTAACAATGGGTGATGGTTTTGTTCTTGATAATATAGGATTTGAATCTTCTATTTGGGAAGATGAAAAAAAATTGATTTTTAAAAATAGTGCTGGTGAGAATAATAAAGTCGTTTTTAGAAATAGAATGGAATCTTTAATTTATGATTTTAAAACGCCTTTTTCATTAACAAATTTAACAAATAATTTAGGTTATTTACCTACTGATGTTTATGTATCTATTATTTTTAAAAATAAAAATGGATATTTTGATTACCCATATAAAGTTGGATATAAATTTAATTTTCATGATACGTGGGTTGATAATCATTTTAGTGGTAGTACTTCAATGGAGACAACTGTTCCATACGGAACATTTGTTAAATCTGGAATAACTTTCACGTCTGGTTCAACAATAACAACAGGTACCACATTAATTGGTGCGTTTATTGAATACAACAAATCTGAATTAAAAGAAAGAGTTATTAGTGAAGCGTTTCATAAATTAACATCACCTTTAAATGTTTTTGACCATAATCAAGATGATTCATCAACGTATTCAGGTGTTTCGATTAATAATAAAGTGGGGTTATATTATCAACCACATTATAAAGTAAAACTTAGAGAACTATCACCATATATTGAAACATCAGTAACGAATGAAATATATGGTTTACCACAAAATGCTAAATATTTTGAAAATGAGGGTTTATGGAAATGGAGAGACCTTTATGACCATGGATTTATTGACCCTGAAGGATATGGTACAAATTATCCATTTATGAATAATATTCATTATGTTAAAAATGATATTAATTTTTATTTAAGAAATGAACAACAATACACAAATAAACAAGATGGTTTAAAGAAAATAATAAGAATTAATTGTTAAAATGAAATTATTAAGAAAAAATAGTGATCAGAATTTAATTTTAAATAGTGAACAAACATTTAAAACTGATTTAGGATGGGCAGATAATGCTGAGATAATGGAAAAAGAAATATTATATCAAATTATTAATCCAACTGAAAATTATGAAACTATTAGGTATTCTCATAAACCATATATGAATTCTAATAATTTTAGTCAATCAGATATATGGTTTTATTTTTATTTTGGTAAGTATTCTTATCAAACAATAAGTCCTGTTGATTTAGTTATAACTGGTGTTACATACGAACAAGATTATAGATTAATGGATATTTCATTAGAAGAAAATGCATTAATGTTAAAACAATTAAGTGAAAGTTTTTTTAGGTTAGAATTTTATAAAACATCTAATGATGAATCACCAAATATTTCTAATAGAAGATTAGTTTTTTCTAAAAATTTATCTGTACCATTAGGTGAAAAAGTTTTTTATTCAGGCACTACAAATGGTGGATCAATTCCATTTAATGATTATATATTTTTTCCTGTTTTTTTTGGGTCTAATTATAAAAATAAAGAGAATATGTATTTTTTTTGGTTTATGGATGACACAATGTTTGATGAAACTAATTTAACTGGAAACACATTTTATATGACTGCTAAATTTTATAATTCAAAAACAGGAAATATATTTGATTTTACAAATAAAACAAAAACACCTAACGGTATAATAATTGAAGAAAATGATTTATATTATAAAGTAATTATAGATAGAACAAACTATACCTATGAAATTTTTGAATTCAATGGTTCTTTAGGTAATAGAATAGGACAATCTAATAACCCGATAGTGTTTTATGAAAGATTTTTATAATGGAAAAAAACTCATATAAATTATTAAGAAAAAATATACCAAAAATTAAATTACATTCTTTAACAGGACAATATTGGTATGATAATTTTAATAATTTAGTTCCTTGGACTGATTCAATAAATCTTCCACCATCAAATGGGGATTTTGTATACAATATATCAACTAACCCACCTCAAGGTTATTATGTATGGTCAGGGTCTACGTGGGTTTCTATTAGTGAATCAACTGCAATAGGAAGTCATGAGATTCCAATATTTTTAGAATCATCAGTTGATGAAATGGGTGTTATGGTTGGGTTTGATGGAAATATACATCAAGTTGAACAAGTATGTAATTTTTCGTACACTCAATCAGGTAACACGGTACAAGTATATAACACAGTAGATACAAGTAAAGTATCAGAAATTAATGAGATTAATTTTACAATTGATTGGGGTGATTCAACAACAAGTACATTTACATCACATGTTGGAACAACACTAAATTCTGTAACTAAAACATATTCATCTTCAGGTGTTAAAATAGTCACAATATCACTTAACACACCATGGTTAGATTTTAAATTATCAAAAAATATAACAGTACCATCAAATATAACGATTTCAAATCCTTTGGGTACGTTTAGTGGTTTCACGATACCATTTACAACTATTACTAATCAAACGTTAGATTATATAAATAATTTAGATCATACAAGAAATAATATAACAGGAAATACAACATTTAATTTTGCTTCGATAGGTAGTAGTAGAATTAATGAAAAAAAACTTTATGGTTCAAATACATATTCTGGTGTGATAACAGGTACTGAATCAGGATTAACATATAGTGGTTATACAATAGATGGTCTTTTCTATAAAGATTTTAGTGATGGTATAACAGTAATAACAGGATCAACATCAGGTTATACTAAAGAAGATGTTATCAATCTTGTATTAACTAGAAATGAACATTTTATTGGTTTTATTGACGAACCAACGATTTTTTCTGATATATTTGTTGAAAGAGGTAAACAAGGTGTTTTAGAAAAAACTTTAAGATTATCTGAAATAGATAACATTGGTGAATTAAATATATATGGTAATGGATATTTTAACATAAAAAAACAATAAGATTTATATTTATTAATAACATATAAAAAAAATAAAAAAATGGCACAAGGATCATATGGAATAATTAGACCATCAGATGTTTCACCGGAAGATGTTGAAATATATTATCATTATGTTCCGGAAAGAACTAGTGACGTAACCGCAGAATTAAAAAGATTAAATTCATCCGATGTTTTAACACCTGTTTTTCATAACGTGAATACAACAGATGATTCTTCCGCGCCGGATGTTGAAATATTAGGTGGATTATATAATTTAAAATTATCATCAGTAGATTTTTCAGAATTAGGTGTATATACAATACATATTAGACCTAAACAAATAAGAACAACTATAACTGATTGTGGTATTTTAGCATCATTACCTTCTGTTAGAGGATTAATTATTGATTTAAGTAATGTTTCAGTAACAGATAGAAATAAATTTACATCACAAGGATTAGTAGGTTATCGAATTGAATATATAAACAGTTCAGATAATAAAAAAATACCTAATTTTTATAGAATAGTTACATCTTCGTTTTATTGTACACCTATAGTTTCAAATTTAAATAGTACTAGTGATAAATCTATAAGATATCAATATAGTGAACAAGTCACATCTTTTTTATTTTTAACAGTAACACCATCATCGGCACCTTCGAATAAACCTAATACAGTACCTTTTATTGGATTACCTTCACAAAAAATTATATTAACAAACACTTTTTTAAATCCAACAACAATTGAAGTTGAAATGGTTGAACATGATACCACAACATTAGCTCATGCGTTATATGGTAATCAAAGTAAGGCGGTGTCTCAAGGTATCTATACGATTTATGATAATAATAACAATATATATAAACAGTATAATCTTTATGAAGTTAAGGACGAATTAAATGAAACTTTATATGAAATTCGTGAAGAAAGAACTGATATTGATGAAACTTTAAATTTTGATACTATTACTGAATAATGGCGAATAGAAAAGTACCAAATCAAGCGGCCAATGGGTCAGAAACATTTAATGATAATTTAGTTGGAAGACAAATTACTACAGGTAGTCCTTCGCTTGCTAATACTGTATTTGAAATAGATAAAGTTATACCAGAAAAAGATGAAAAATCTTTTAGGTCTGAACCATTTTCAGAATTTATAACTTTAGAGGACATCAATAAAAAAGAAAATATTGATGTAATTGAACCAACAGGACAAAAAAATAAAAAAAATTCAATTCGTTTTAAAACAAATAAAAGAAATGCAGATAAATCTTTATTTGGTTCATTAAAAGAAAGATTATTAGTATCGATAACTAAAATAATAAATAAATTTCCTAGTGGATTTGAAATAAATGCATCTGGTCCAATTTCGAATAATTCATATTCTGCATATAATATAACATATGATTATGGTTTAAATAGAACAACTTTTTATATTCAAGAAAGTAAAATTTTTAATCCATTTGATATTTCATTAATCACACCTAATAGTTTAATAAAGTCACCTACAGAAAATGAGATAAGAAATTTTTATTCATCATATACGAAATATGTTATATTAGTTAATAATGAAAATTATCCAATAATTAATTATACTGAATCAAATTCATCTAATGAAATAATCTTAGTTGTCAATGGAAATCCATTTAATTCAGAAACATCATATAATAAAAATTTTATAATCCGGCCTAATGATGGTATAGTTGAAGATTTTTTTTCTGATTTAGATGATATTGAAGAATCTCTTTTGAATAGAGAAACTGTACCAATTTATTCTTCTAGATTTGAAATACCTTCAAATAGTGATGATGGTTCAAGTATAACATTACAAAATGTTGAATATAATTGGCCATTATCTAGTGATGGGTGGAATATTGCTATTACAGGTTTAGAATTTGAAACATATGTTGAAAATTTAAAAACAATATCAGATGAAGTGGATAACTATAAATCAAACATTATGGTTAGATTTTTATCCTCCCCTCAATTGTTTGAATTTGATACGGAAGATAAAAGAGCACAAAATGTTTTTCAATTATATGGGCAAAGTTTTGATAATGTAAAAAAATATATTGATAATATAGCTTATATGAGAAATGTAAGTTATGATGGGATTAATAATTTACCTGATATTTTATTAAAAAATTTATCAGAAAATTTAGGTTTTTCGACGACTAATTTATTTGATGAAAAAACATTAAACGATGTTTTATATACTAGATCAATCTCATCTTATGAAGGTTCACCAATAGGATTAAATTTAGTAGAATCTGAATATGAATTTTATAAAAGGTTGTTAGTAAATTTATCTTTTATTTTTAAATCTAAAGGAACCAGATCTTCAATTGAATTTTTTTTAAAATTTTTAGGTGCACCTGAACCATTAATAAAGATTGATGAATATGTTTACCAAGTAACATCATTTCCTAATAGTTTTGATTTAGAACAAGACATTTATGATGTTATTTCAGGTGAAAAAAAATATTATGTTGCTGAATTTAACCCAACCACATATTCATATACAAAATCTGAAACTAATGGTATAACAAATTTCAGTAGATATGGTTATCCTGTTGATGAAAATACTGGTTTACCTAGAAGGGCTTTTAGTGAATCTGATGATATTTTCTTTGAAAAAGGTGCTGGGTGGTATGATGTAACTCTTGACCATCGTTCACCAACAGTTATTGATAATGAAAATTCAGATTTAACAGGTAGAACTAAAATTATTAAAACAAAAAATAAGGATTACACTTATGGTGAAGATTATTTTGATATATACAGAACATTACCTGGATTAGATACGGGTTTCGGTTTAAAATCTGAAATTGATAATATAAAAGCACATAATATTGATAGTGATTCTAAATTAATTCTTAATAGAAAAAATATTTCAATACATATTTCTGCGTCTAATTCTATAAATTATGACATATATAGGAAATCGAGAGATTTAGGAATTTCTTTTGGTAGTGCTACTTTACCTCCACAAACAGGTGTTACTTTTGCTGAATTTGTGAATAATTTTATACACAAACAAGTGAAAAATTCACACATAATAAGGTATAAGAAAAATTATATAGTTCTTGAAGATATATACAGAGATTATGTTTCAAAGGCTGGATTTACGTCTTTTACCTTTATTGATTCTCAAGAGTTTGTGAATAAAATTAGTCCATATTGGGTTAAATTAATTGAACAATTATTACCATCAACAACATTATGGAGTGGTGGTAATTTAATTGAAAATAATGTATTTGGTCGTTCTAAATATCAGTATAAATTTGGGTGTCAACCTAAATATTTTTATGAAGAAGTATATCCAGATTTTGAATCTGCAATTATTGAAGATATTGAAACATTAATTGGTGAAGAAGAAAATTTTAGAGGTTTAATTAATTTAACAGGAGTTACGTTTTATCCTGTAATAGAAATTGATAGTAAAATATTTGGTGGTCCGAATTATGATATGTTGACTGACGATATGGTTGTTGTTGTTAGTGGAATAACAAATACAACGAATAGTGCTAAACTATTCAACCCATTCCCGATGACAGGTAGTACTGATTTGATTAGTAACGATCCGATAAACATTGCGTTAATTTCTGAATATAAAAATTATTTAAATACTGATTTAAATAAAATAAAAAGTTTATGGGTGAGGGCGTTAATTAATTTAATTAATTCTATGACAATATCTAGAAATACGTCTGGATATGAAAATTATGGACCATTTACAGGAACAACGGGTCAAACATATAGTGTTGAAACTTTACCAATGTTAACATATTCTATAACAATAGGTGAAAATGGTATTGAATTGATTAAATTTTCATCTTGTAAATACGGTATTGAAGATTGTTCAGTAAAAGATTATTTTAGTTATAGATTTGAAACTGATTATCAAATAATTAAATTAACAGATAGATTAAGTGTACAATTAAGTGGTGATGGTGAACAATATTGTGAAGAACCTGAAAATTGTCTTTTATCTTCAGATATTTTTATTGATATTGTTGGAACAAAATTCAGTATTCAAAATGGTAATAACTGGCCATTTTATATATATACTAATTCTATAAATGGACATAGTGAAAATAGTAGTATTTTTATTGAAAAAGTTGAAGGGTACGATAATAGATTCAAATTAACAGGTATTACTGAAAACGATGTTATAGATTTCAATATTATTGATGCAGCAAATAATGAAGTTAAATTTAAATTAGTAGGGTTAAAACCTAAAATGGAATATGATCCATTAACTACATCAAATGAAAAAAGTCACATTGAAATTTTCGAATTAATTGCATATCAGGGAACAACTGGAAATACTATATCTAAAATTTCTGGTGTTACATTATGTGATGATTATGTGTGTTATACAATACAACCTAATGTAGAATATACTTCAAATTACAATTATGGATTAAAAGAAAATAGTTTTGTTTTAGTTGTACCTCAAAATATTGTAATTAATGATTCAACAACAAAAGAAGAAATTGAATCGTATATATATGGTGGTACAATAGATAAAAAAACAGTGTACGATTTACAAATAGGTGATTATATTTTATCTGTAAATTATTTACCTGTTTCAGGACTTACTAATCAACAATTTATTAATGGTAATTATGGTGATTTATCTTTTATTTACAAATATTCAAAATTATTGGTAACTGATAAAATATGTTTAGGTTCAGTTAAAAAAAATATAATCACAGGTCAAACAAAAAATGGTAATATTGAAATATTTGAAGTTTTACCAAATACAGAATTACGTGTATATACAAATAAATATATTGAAAATTTTGGTTTAATAAAAAACGGTATCTATCATTTTGATGACAGATTTCCCGAGGAATTACAAATAAAATCGTTAACAATAGATGAACCATATGATAATGGAGATTTTTTAATTGACCAATATGGTAATTTAATTGAAGTTATTTCTGTAGATTTAAATTATAGTGATATTAGTTTATATTATAATATAAATGTTTCTAAAAATGGGAATATATTTTCTGACCAATTTTTGACAATATTTGGTGGTAATTTAAATCATCAACTATTAATGAGACATTTATATGATAAACATCCTAATGTTAGTTTTAAATCAGGACAATATTATATTGACTCATTAAATTGTAACGTTATTCCATCAAATCAAGAACTTGAAAAATCTATTTTTGATTGTATTCCTTCAATAACCCCAACCCCAACTCTAACACAAACATTAACTAGTACTCCGACACAAACACCAACACAAACACCAACACAAACATTAACATCTACTCAAACACAAACACAAACATTAACTAGTACTCCGACATCGACACCAACACAAACATTAACTACCACACCAACGCAGACACAAACACCAACACAAACACCAACACTAACTGAAACACAAACATTATTTGAAGAAGTTTATAAAACAGGTTCTTGTGATGAAATAATAGATTCTACTGGAAATTTAACTAATAAAGTTATTTATTACGTGACGGTTAACGTTGGTGAAGATATTGGCAATATAATGTTAAATTATAATACTGGTGGTATTCCAGATAAAATTGAAGTTTATTTTGATGGAATATTAATAAGTGATTTAGGGTTTAGAGGTGATGAGACGTTTAATTCTTTATTAAATAATTTAGGTTATCCATCAGTTAATGGTGGTGGTTTAGGTAGTTTTTCATTTAGTAAAAATTCATCATCTACTGATGTTTTAATTAAAGTTACTTCGGTATTAAATTTCACGCCAAATTGGTCTATAGTTTGTAGTTGTGTTTTATCTCCAACACAAACACCAACACCAACTCTAACACAAACATTAACTAGTACACCAACATTAACACCAACACAAACTGTCACACAAACTAGAACTAGTACACCAACATTAACACCAACACAAACTGTCACACAAACTAGAACTAGTACACCAACGCCAACTTTAACACAAACATTAACTAGTACACCAACACCAACACAAACTGTCACACAAACTAGGACTAGTACTTTAACACCGACACCTACACAAACATTAACTAGTACACCGACACCTACACAAACATTAAGTGGAACACCAACGCCAACTATAACACAAACATTAACTAGTACTCCAACACCTACACCAACACAAACATTAACTAATACACCAACACCAACACAAACATTAACTAGTACACCAACACAAACATTAACTAATACTCCTACATCAACATCTACATTAACACCAACACCAACTTTAACACCAACATCTACTTCTACACTCACACCAACACCAACACCAACAAATACGGGTACATCAACGCCTACACCAACATTAACATCAACACCAACACCAACTCAAACAGGATTTGAATTAATTAATAAAACAGCATCTTGTGGTGAACAAGTTGACGCATCTGGTGGGACTGGTGGAAAATCAATTCAAACAATAACAATTGATACTGGCACATTAACTGGTTTTTTCACATTAGATTTTGATTCATATTATGTACCTGATAAATTTGAAGTGTTTTGGGATGGTAATAAAGTTATTGATACCGGTTTTAGAGGTAGTGATACCTTTAATGGTGTCTTAAATTCGTTAGGGTATCCTAATATTTCAGGTACTGGGTATGATAGTATATCTTTTAATAAAACAAATGTTTCTCCTTCAATAGTAACTGTTGTAGTTACCGCACCTTTAGATGGAACAGTTTGGAATTTTATTTTAAATTGTCCACCCGTTCCAACATCAACACCAACACCAACTTCGACATTAACTTCTACACCGACTATAACATTAACTTCTACACCAACACAAACACCTACACTTACATCAACAAGAACAGTTACGCCAACACAAACCCTTACACAAACATTAACATCAACACCAACACCAACAAATATTTGTCATGAATTTAATATAATTGTGGGTTATGTTACATACGATTTAAATAATGAACCAATTTATAATTTGTTTAATAGTTGTTTTAATACCTGTCAATATTATAATGCAGTAGAACCAATAACAGTTAAAATTTATTCAAAAAGTCCAACTTTATTGCAAAATGTTGAAATATTCAATAACATAGATAGTTGTTTAAATGGTTCATCAGGGACCTCAACACCAACCTATTTTTATTATTCTGGTACTAGTTATTGTTATGAAACAACTAGATTTACAGATTTAAAAACATATATAAGAAATATTAGTTCCTGTGGAAACGTAACACCGGTACCGACAAGAACATCAACATCTACACCAACCCCTACAAGAACATCAACATCTACACCAACCCCCACGCCAACAAGAACTCTTACACCAACAATAACATCTACATCTACACCAACATTAACACAAACATTAACATCTACACCCACACCTACACCTACACCTACACCTACAGGGTTTGAATTAATATCAACGAATGGATTATGTAATCAAGAAATTACATCAGCATCTGTAGGTTCATCTGGTGGTAGAGGGATATATACAATAACAATAGATGTTGGATCGCAAATAGGTGATGTTGTGTTAAATTATAATGCGTATAGTATTCCAGATAAGTTTGAAGTATATTGGGATGGTAATAAAGTTATAGATACGGGTTTTAGAGGTGATTCATCACTTAATCCTATATTAAATAATAATGGTTATCCATCAGTTTCAGGACCAGGAAATGGTAGTGTTTCTTTTAATAAAACAAAATCATCACCAACAACTATTACAGTTATTATAACGGCACCTTTAAATGGAACTATTTGGAGTTTTTTCGTGAATTGTCCGACACCATTTACACAAACACCAACTCCTACACCAACACAAACACCAACTCCTACACCAACAACATCGGCACCAGAATCTATTATTTTAAATAAAAATTGTGGAGAAACAGTTAGTTCGGTTACGGGAGGTAAGTCTACACATACAATCTATCTTGAAGTCGGAACAGAAGTTGGTGATATTATGTTAGATTACAAAGCATACAATATACCAGATAAATTTGAAATTTTCTGGGATGGTAATAAAGTTATTGATACTGGTTTTAGAGGAGATTCAGGATATAATTCACAATTAATTAGTGAAGGTTATACTTCAGTTTCAGGACCAGGAATTGGTAGTGTTTCTTTTAATAAATCAAAAAGTTTACCTTCAACAGTGACTGTTGTTGTTACCGCACCATTTAATGGTACTGCTTGGGATTTTATATTAAATTGTCCAACAACACCATTCAATATAATTAACCAAAATATTACATGTGATAATACATTTACACAGGGAATATCTGAAAGAAGAAAATATTATTTGACAGTACCATTAGGATCTAGTACTGGTTATGTGACGACAACATATTCTTCAGGACAGATTCCTGAAAAATATGATTTTTATTTAGGTGATAACTTTTTAGTGACTACAGGATTTAGAGGGGATAATTTAAATTATAATGAAGAATTAGCTAATGAAGGATATGAACCAATTTCAGGACCAGGTTCGGGTAGTTTCACGTTTTATAAATCAAGTGCTACACCAAATTATGCTGTAATTGTTATAACCGCACCATTTAGTAGTTATTTTAGTGTAAATATGGGATGTCCAATATCATGTTTTATTTCAGGAACATATGTTGATAATTTTTCCTCTAGAATAAATGATATAGAAATACAATCAGATGGTAAAACATTAGTTGGTGGTCGTTTTATTGTTTACAATGGAAATAATGTAAACAATATTACTCGATTAAACTCAGATGGTTCCGTTGATAATACACTTAACATTGGAACAGGATTTAATAATGAAGTAAATGATATAGAAATACAATCAGATGGTAAAATATTAGTTGCGGGTCTTTTTACGAGTTACAATGGAAATAGTAGAAATTATTTTACAAGATTAAATTTAAATGGGTCTATTGATAATACACTTAATATTGGAACAGGATTTAATAACGAAGTAAATGATATAGAAATACTGTCTGATGGTAAAATATTAGTTGGGGGTCGTTTTACAAGTTACAATGGAAACGGAATGAATTATTTTACAAGATTAAACTCAAATGGGTCTATTGATAATACACTTAACATTGGTACAGGGTTTAATAATGATGTTTCAACTATTAGGACACAATCAGACGGTAAAATATTAGTTGATGGATTTTTTACAAGTTATAATGGAAATAGTGTAAATGGAATTGTTAGATTAAATCCAAATGGGTTAATAGACAATACATTTAGTACTGGTACAGGATTTTATAATAATAATTTTTCTGTTTATATATATGATATAAAATTAGATAATAGTAATGGAATTATTATTGTTGGTCAATTCACACGGTATAATGGAATTGACGTGAATGGTATTATTAAATTAAGTTCAAATGGGTCAATAGACAATACATTTAATACTGGTACAGGATTTGATATTCCTCCTTCTAAAATAAACATTCAATCAGATGGTAAAATATTAATTGGTGGTCGTTTTACAAGATATAATGGAATTGACGTGAATGGTATAGTAAGATTAAATTCAGATGGATCTATAGACACAACATTTGATTTGTATAATAATAATGGTGTAGATAATATAAAAACACTATCTAATAACCAAATACTTGTTAGTAGTGGTAATAGTTTTTATCGAATAAATAAAGATGGGACAAATAACAATTGTCCATAAATTATGAAAAAA